GCAACTAACTCGTTTGGCGAGTTCCCCCACAACGGTACGTTGTTGTACCAGCTGCCGGTGACAACACAGGCCCTGTTGTTGCATACAACGTGGGCCTGCATCATGTTAACAAATTGTTCACAATTTGTTCATACGGAGTTCATAAAGCCATGGTACAATATAGACAATGAAAGAGGGAACAACAGAGGACTAGACGGAATGGCATTCAAGTCCGAAACGGAAGTCCAAAGAAAAAAACCTCTTGACAAAACACCACAAATGTGGTACAATAAATGTGGAAAATGACAGCCGAAAGCCTCGAGTAAATCGAGAGGCACGGCACGTGGTAGCATGGTTGAGACGTTCACAGGCTGTCACTTCCACAACGACACTCACACTCACACTAACACAAGAGAGGTATCATTATGAAAAAAGTTATCATTGGTATCAAGCCTATCATTCGCATTCACGTGTGCCACGATTGCGATGAGGACATTGTAATTCGCGATGTCTATAATGGCTCTGTTTGGGGTGCATCTATCAGCGTTTACAATAAAGCTTTTGACATCTATGATGATAACGGTTATATTGTATATACAGGTGATGTCCGTGACTTGCACCCACGCCTGCCCGATGACAGAACTTTTGTCGATGACGATTTAACCGAATTTGACTATACTCCCGTTGAAGATTGCTATGTCGGTTTCTAACTCATAGGCCGGACGGTATAACTCCGGTTATACCGCCTAACGTGTGAGTTACACACGGCACACTATCACTAACATAAAGGAGAAACACTATGATTATCACTTCCTATCATCTCATGTCCATGCCGTCCGCAAGCTGCCACGTCAACTTCTACCGCAATAATGGCGTTCTTTCCAAGGCAGAGCTTGTATCCTACAACACTGTCATGCTTACCGCTGAGTATGACGGAAGCAGCATCAAGCTTACCGTAAACCACCCTGTTGACTGTTCCGTTACCACGGCGCGCCACGTAAACCGTTTCACAACTGAACTGACAGGAACTAACCTGTATCATGAACTGAAGAAAGTGCCGACGGGTGGCGCATACATTGTTGATGACGTTGCTGTATGCTTGTCTGATATGGCATTCAAGTATCAAGAGCATGGAAAGCGCTGGTACTAATATCGGCGTCTAGGCCTAATGTGTTCTTCATTCGAGTAAAACGCCTGTAGTTCCTAGGCAAGTGCCCATAGTAATTTATGGGTACTAACGTGGGAATTACCACGAGAAAGTGAGGTTTCAATATGACTCTGTATCAGTTTCAGTGCATTTTGCCGTTCCTCATCATGTTCGGAATCGGTGGTGCAGCCTATGCCTACGGCGCGTGGAAAGGTTGGTGGATGCTGTGATTCGCCTGTATCTCAAAGCGTACAGTGAGCGTGACCTGACTGACCTGTACAATGCCCTGTCTCTCGCACGTTCCGCTGTTCCGATGACTGACGTCCGTGTGCTCCATGACATTGACGAGTCTCTTCTGTACATCACTGGCTATGTCGATGCACTCCGGGAGAGGGGGTCGAAGAAATGAGTTTCCAGCCCTCTTTGGAGACGCTGTCAGATGCAATGTCCTATTATCTTGAGCAGCTTTTTCCTGTCGGAGTGGTTAAAGATGCTGCGTGGTACATGGACGCTAACACAGTTGACGACAGTATCAGCTACCCGGACATGAGTAATCAGTTTGGTGAGCAAAAAGATGCTATCAAGTATCTTCTTAACGAAGGCATTCCTATCTGGCTGGTTAGTAGGTGCAGTGGCCTTCCGGTGGACGTTTTCACTCTTGCTAAATATGAGTTTATCTTTGGTGAGCATGAGTAATTCCTAGGCCGGTATCCACCACAATTACGGTGGTGGGTACTAACGTGGGAAGTACCACGAGAAAGGAGTGTTTAGAGCTATGTGGAAAAGGTTGAAACACAGTCACCCGCCCTAGTGCCGGAGTATGCGATTGTTAAATTTTTAACAGTTGCAACAAGTCTCCATCCGCTTCGCAACATTTATCAATGGTATTGCACCCCCATTTTATGGTACAATACTGGTGGAGGATAACACCTCTAAAGACAATCTTATCTTTAACACTTTATCAGAAAGGACAAATCATCATGCGTAAGTACTACATTTCCCGCCGTTCCGTCACCACCACCCTGTCCGTGAAGGTCTGCAACACCACTACCTTCGAGGTCTCCGACCGTGAAGTCACTGTTGACGGTTCTTTCGCCTCTGCTGCCGATGCTCTCAACGCCGTTACCAAGACTTGGGAGGATGCCAGCTGCAAGCCCATCGCCGTTACCGGTATGGCCTGCAAGATTCAGACTCGTGGCATGACCGCTGCTCAGTGGTTCGATGCCGCCACTGTCATCGACGAGGTCGAATGCACTCCCGAAGAGGCGGCTGCTTTTGGCAAGCGCACCAAGAAGTCCGACGACCAGTAATCACACAAACACTTAAGACAAGAAAGGTTAAGGTATCAATATGAACATCATCGCTAAATCCGCTACCGTTACGAGCGCACAGGCCCTCTACAATCTGACTCAGGCCCCCGACCGCAAAAAGCTGACCGAGGCAAAGGGAAAGACCCTCAGGCTGTCCAGCTGGGTGCTCTATACCGACACTGACATGAAGGGCAATGAAGTCACCCTGCTGTCGCTCATCGACGAGAACGGACAGGGATACTGCACCAACAGCGCGACCTTCTGCCGTGACTTCAAGTCGGCGGTTGATATGTTCGCTCAGTTTGGCGAGGAGTTTACCACCATCGAGGTGTCCACTGGCACGTCCAAGAACAACCGCGAGTATATCTCCTGCAAGGTCATCGAGTAACTGACCTTCTGGCCGCTATAAACTAAATTCTGATATATCACTAACGGCCCGGGTCTGAAACATGATTCTGGGCCGTTTTTAATAGGAAGGGTGACTTATGAACAATAGACAGCGTCTAGCAGCTGTTCACGCTAGGGAATTACGGCGAGCTAAAGAAGCATTGCAGCACTCTCTTAATATTGAAATGAATAAACAGCGTAAGAGCGGATATAATGTCAGTGCTGCGCCTCAGATACAGCGCTTGTTAGGTCTTGAGCAGTACCGTTTGCGTGATTACAATAAAATCATGTCTTTAGCAAACAACCCGAACAAGTTGCGTGAGTACGTGGTAGCTATTAACCCTGAGACAGGCGAATTGGTATCAGGTGAGGCAGCATTGGAGAGAGCCGACCGTCGTGTTGGAAAGGCTGCTGTTAGGGCTAGTGTTGACGCTGAACCGGCAAAAGAGCTTGATACTATGGTAGATAATGTGGCCGATACAATAGGTGACACTTTTGTAGATACCGGAGTATTGCAGCAATTTGAGTCTTTTGTGACTGACTTGATTCTTCATCCTGACACTGCGTTAAGTATTGACGATATGCAGCGTGAGCACCCTAACTGGTTTGCATCTGGTTATCGTGGGTCTGTTGATTATGGAACACGAGAAATGGCAAAAGAGAATGCAGGTAACGCACTTGAAATTAGGAACGCTATTTACCGCCTTATTTCCATGGAGGGTGAGTCAGCTGCTGCTAAACGTATTCAGGACAATTATGGAGAGTTGCAAGAAGCTGCTGTTATGGCTGCAATAGGATACAAGGATGCTGCGGCATCTGGTTTGCAGTCCGTGTTGAAGATATTGCTCCCCTCAGCTGTTCACGACCGCGCTATGAGAGGCGCAATATCCACGATGCAGGACACAATAGAATCCCAGTGGGAAGATGAAATGGATTGATTGTAAATGGCTCAGACCGATAAGTGGCGCACCTTTAGTGCTGACTTTGAAACTACTGTAGAACAGAATACCAAGGTTCAGACTAGCACCGAAGTTTGGAGCGCTGCAAGTGTTGAGCTTTGGACAGAAGATGTCATGGTATTCCACTCCATAGGTGAGCTGTTTGAATACTACATCTCATTAAACGAAAATATCGTGGTGTATTTCCATAACCTGAAATTCGATGGCAACTTCTGGATGTACTATTTACTGCATGATGCCGGGTACAAACAGGCGTATGAACAGATAGACGAAACGCACGTCAAGTTCAAGAAAAACTGGCAGATGCCTGACAAGTCATTCAAGTATGTCATATCCGATATGGGGCAATGGTATACCATGACTATCAAAACCAACGGCCACTATATTGAAATTAGAGATTCATTGAAATTGCTTCCTTTTTCGCTAAAAGCAATCGGAAAATCATTCCAGACTAAGCATCAAAAGCTTGAGATGGAGTATAAGGGTAAACGGTACGCTGGATGCCCTATTACTCCAGAAGAACTAAAGTACATTGCTAACGACGTTCTTGTTATCAAAGAAGCGCTTGAAATGATGTTCAAAGAAGGACACAAGAAACTGACTATCGGTGCTTGTTGCTTGGCTGAGTACAAGCAGACAATGTTTGACGATTACAATAATTTCTTCCCTAACCTTTATGATGTTCCACTTGATGCTGAGCAGTTTGGTTCTTCTACGATGGGTGAGTGGATTCACAAATCGTACAAAGGTGGTTGGTGCTACCTTGTGAAAGAAAAGGCTTGTAAAGAATACCACAACGGCGTCACAGCAGATGTCAATAGTTTGTACCCTTCTGTTATGCACTCTGAATCTGGCTCAGACTATCCAGTTGGAATGCCTAAGTTTGTTCATGTAGATGCCGGCCCCGATACTTTGTTCGGTGATTATAATTGTCCAGTAAAGTATGACCCTTTCTGGTTTCAGCCAGAGGCAAAACCCAAGAAGCTTTACGAGTATGGTCATTTCTACTTCTTTAGAATCAAAACACGGTTCTATTTGAAGCCCGGTATGCTTCCGTTTGTTCAGATTAAGGGTTCTTATATGTACAAAGGCACTGAGGCACTTGAAAGTTCTGACATAGTTGGCAAGGATGGCATTCCAAGAGCATTCTACTATGATGTTGATGGCAATTTGCATGATACTCGCGTTGAATTGACACTTACGCAGACCGATTTTATTCTCCTTCGTGAGCACTATGACTTAGTTGATTACGAGCTACTTGACTATTGCGTTTTCGATTCTACTGTTGGAATATTTGATGACTACATCAACAAATACGCTGAAATCAAAAAGACTAGCAAAGGCGCAAAACGCTCAGAAGCAAAACTTTTCTTGAACAATCTGTACGGCAAAATGGCATCGTCCACTGAATCCTCTTTCAAAGTTGCATTCATGAAGGATGATGGAGTTGTCGGTTTTTACGAGGTAGAAGAGCATGAAAAACAACCCGGTTACATTCCAGTTGGTAGTGCAATCACTAGCTATGCCCGGAACTTTACCATTCGCGCAGCACAAAAGAATTATTATGGAAAAGACAAACCCGGTTTTATCTATGCCGACACTGACTCCATACATTGTGACTTGCCGCCTGACCAAGTGAAAGGCATAAAAGTACACCCTACAAACTTTTGCTGTTGGAAACTAGAATCTAGTTGGGATATAGGCTGGTTTGTACGGCAGAAAACATATATAGAGCACGTTGTGGCAGAAGATTTAGAGCCTATCAAAGAGCCATATTATAACATCAAGTGCGCTGGTATGCCAGCTAAATGCAAAAACTTATTTGCTGAGTCGTTTGACCCGGCTGTAGCTGATAACATCAAAAAAGGAAAAAATCCGCGTAATCCTGAACAGGAATTAAGCGATTCAAACTTAACACCAGAAGAGATAGCATTTCTATCTAAAACAAGAACGCTTTACGATTTCAAAACCGGCCTTACAGTTCCCGGAAAACTGCTACCAAAGAGAATAGTTGGCGGTGTATTGCTGGTTGATACTGATTTTACAATGAGGTGATGACATGAGAGTCAAAGAGATACACACTGTAATTTCTACAAACAACTGGGCAAGATATACTATTGAGACATTCGGTAATGGTATTATTTATTCCAGCGCATCATACAGTGAGCTTCCTGCTCGTATTAAGAATGCAAAGGTGTGGATAGCATACCCTGTAGAGATTAGTTCTTGCTCAGTCACCCACTGGAAAATTAAACTTTGCGTCGGGGAGGGAAAGTAATATGACCGTAACAAATCTTTGGAACGCCTTCGGCAACTGGACTCCGTTTTCAGAAGTGTACGTTTATTGCGTTAGCACAGATTTTTCTGCGGAATACAGTTATTTTGAAGATGTAATTAAAGACTGGGGTGATAGCATTATTACATACTTTAACTTAGATGCTTCTACTGACACTGTGACAATCATGGTTAAATGAGGTGATACGATGAAAGGAATTAAAGTTAAAGTGAAATGTCCCACCTGTGGAGAACCTCGCACTCTGGCAATGTGTGCAGAGAGAGGTATGATGAACTGTTGTCGATGCACCAAGTGCAATAACTGGTTCTTTATTCGTAACGTAGAGGGTAAGCCGGAGGTGACTAAGAAGTGACCATTGAAGAATTTTACTACGTATGCAAAAACTGCACTCCCACGACCACATTTGAGGTCTGGTCATTTCATGACCTGATTGTTCGCGACACCTTTTCTTTGCTCAATCGCAAAGTTAAGAACCTGCACGTTCAGTCATTCCAGCTCAGGAAGGGCAGAGTTATCATCTATGTAAGGGAGTGTGTTCGTTGATAAACTTGTATCAGCATTTGCAGTGTAACCCTGTTGGTTACGAGTGCATTTTTGACATCTACACACCTAAGCATAAACTTATCGGGCAGTATAAAGAAAGTGAGTTGACCCCGAAGCTGCTGCGCCAGAAGGTCAAGCGCTTTACTGCCACTGGTAGGGGTGTGGGCGGAATTATTCGTGTAGCCGAAGTAATATTAAAGGAGTGGGATGAATGAAGGAAGAACTGTTAAAGATTTGTAGTGCTTCTGTAGACCCGCACATTGGGTGTGACAAGAAGAAATGCATCTACAACATTCAGTATTACAACGGTGAACTAACCAACTGGCTTATCGTTCATCGTGGAAACATCACAGACATAGGCGTATGTCTCAAAGAAATGGAGGGTAAATATGGGCGAGGGTATGATGCCGAATGACATGAAGTATGCTGTCCACAAGAAGGTGAAAGAGAAGCATATTCTCATTTCGCTTCCGGGTGAATCCATCAAACGCAATGTCATATCCAAAGATAGTTTGCTTTACTTGGCCTACTTTCTAGGCAAAGAATATGTAAGACTTCCCGGATTTAGTGATGATGCTGTAAAGGTATCTTCTTTGTCACCTGATATTTTGCGTTCCAAGGTACTCATGTATAAGTTCGATACCTACAAGACATTTACCGCTATCATTGCAGGCTCTGGCTATATGAAATGGGTTGGGGAGGGCGAGAAGTAATGTCGTTAATACTGTTGTTTGCTTTATTGATTGCATTGCTGTTCTATACTCTCTGCTACTATATCACGCACAAGCTCAAGTATGGAGACGTAGTTGTAGCACTTGCAATTACTGGTGTCTTAATTGCAATTCTTGTAATATCGTTTTACGCATAAAAACAAATCCCCAAAGGGCAACTTACGTTGTATCCTCTGGGGATTTTCTATATCCTGATGCTGCATAGGAATAAAGCGTGTTGCAGACACGACTACACATGAGGTACGGTTCTTCGCCGTTGCAAACACCCCTGTATCAGTAGACCAAAATGCAGCGGGATAAGCTCAATAAGATAGTGCTTTGAGAATAACTTCTTTGCACATGAGATTCTTAAACCTGAATGCACCACGGTCGAAGTAGTAGCGCATCTGGTCGAGAAACATTTTATATGCACTTAGCATTACATAATTAACACGGTGGTCATCGGTTGTAACTGCCAGCTTAAACTTGTAAGTTGTATCAGGCCGGTCATCGCAGTACACGACGCCCATGTCAGGGTATTCACGCAAGCCATACTCTTTACCAAGGTAACGCATAGTACCAAGATAACGAGAAGGGCCGACAGGTTTCTCAATGAATGCCGAACTATCGTTGAGATAAACAGCCTGTGTGAGGTACGTTGCATAAGTGTCGTCTGCGAATGCACTGTTGAATGCAGATTGTGCCTGAGCAATAGATGCTGCCTCTACATATCCCTGCTCAAGAACCCAGCCAGTTCCACGAAGAAAATTGACGTTGTTGTTGAGGCGAGAACTGATGTTCATTGCCACATAATAAGGGTTCAGCAATGTGACAGGGTTGGAAATCATGTACACCGGAACATATCGGCTCTGTTTGCCACCACCGCGAGCAACAGAAGTATGGATAGACCTGAACTTCGTTACTTCGTCAGGGCAATAATGATTGGTTTCGCTCTGAAACTCATCCATAAGCATTCTCGTGGTATCAGAGAAGAAGTGAGAGTATTTCTTAATCTGGTCAGCAGAGTTCAGAGACACTGCATAACCGCACGGCTGTCCATCAAAGAACAGTTCATGGTAAATACCAGAAGCACGACGAATGGATTTCATTTCATGACCAGCATAGAACAGACTGCCTATTTCCTTAAAGAACTTATCCGCGCAGTCGTCCAGCTCATAGTTGAACCGGTACAGCAGCATGAATTTCTCTTGGTTGTTCACGAACCGTTTCACTAAATAGCGGTTGAACCAAGTAGTCTTGCCACCGCTTCTGTTCGTGGTACACATATAGATTTCAGGCTTGTCACCATTGCTATCCATCATGGATAACAGCTTTGTACCATCATAATAGTCACCCATAGTGCGTCTCCCTTCTAGGAACGATTCCTAGTTGTTCCATGTGGAACATTTTTCTCTCTAAAATAATTATACCACAACCCCTATGCAAATGGAAGCCCCTGTGGTATAATAATTATAGAAGCTACGACAGAAAGGGGGTGATAAAATGACCGCCGTTTATGCCGTACCCGTCGAGGTGAAGTTATCTCTTGCATTTATGTTCGTCGACGTTCTGACCGGTATGCTGAAAGCTGTGAAAAACAAAGAGCTGAACAGCACCAAGGCAAGGGAAGGAATCTACAAGAAAGCATCCTTTATTCTTTTCATTGCCTTTGGCTACTTGGCCGACTACGCAATGCAGTACGTGAATATGGGGTTTAACTTCCCGGCAGCTGTAACGATTTGCACTCTTGTCATCGTAACCGAGGCCATCTCGATTCTCGAAAATCTTGGCAAGATTAACCCTGAGCTGGTTAAAATCGTTGCGCCGTTCCTGTCTGCACTTAACAAAGAAGGTGTAAAGAATGAAGAGCAGTGATTACTACGTCTTTGACGAGACGCAGAACCCCACAGAGATGATTTCTAAGCACTTCGGAGTCTGGGAATTTAAGTGCAAAGATAATTCTCGTGTCATTGTGCTTAGCAAAGCACTTGTTGAACTTCTCGAAAAAGTACGCGAACACTTCAATAGACCTGTCGTCATTAACTCTGGCTACCGCACTGTACAGTACAACTCACAACTTCCTAACTCTAGTCCAAAGTCTCAGCATACGCTTGGGAAAGCCGCAGACATTCGTGTTACTGGCATGTCTCCTGCCAATGTGTACGCTTATCTGAATCAGCTCTACCCGAACAGCCTCGGCCTTGGTATTTACAATACCTTTGTACACGTTGATGTTCGCGAGAAAAAATCCAGATGGGATTACCGCACCGCTAACAAATAACTAACAGAAAGGGAGAGAAAAGATGGAGCTTGCTGATTTCAATGCTAAAACTCAGGAGCTGCTTACTCATGTTGGCGCAGACGCTGACCAAGGTGCAATCACTAATATTCTTGCAGAGCTTACTACTGGTTTCAGTGAAGAGGTCGCAGCAAAGGCTGCTGCACAGCGCAGTGTGAACGACTTGGAAACCAAAAATACTAAGCTCAAAGAGGATAACATGAACCTCTTCTTGAGGGTGACTGTACCCGAAGAGCAGCTTAAAACTTCTACTCGCCCCGAGGAAGATAAAGACCCCATCAATGCTTTGTTCACTGATGGCCGTCTCAACCTCAAGGGCTAACACTATGAAAGGAAAGTGATTATTTATGGCAACTGCTGTTGATGTCGTGAATGCCGTCATTCAGACTTCCTCGACTCTGAAAGACAACATTCCTCTGGCTACCAACGCCACCCTTCAGGGTACTGGTGCTGCTATCATGCAGTACACCCCCTTCATGAACGAGTTTATCAATGGCCTCGTCAACCGTATCCTCTTTCAGGAGGCGCGTGGCGCGGTCTACGAGAACCCTCTTCGCATCTTCAAGGGTGTTGATGTTCCCTTCGGCACTGACGTGCAGGATTCTATCGCAAACCCTGCCGTCGCCACTCCCTATGACTCTTCGGCAATGTCTGACGTTCTGAGTCCGGCTAACCCCGATGTCAAGACCGTGTACTACCGGCGTAACCGTCAGGACAAGTACAAGGTCACTATCTATGACGCGCAGCTGGCCGGTGCATTCCTGAACGCTGATGCATTCGGCAACTTCACCAACATGATTCTCAACACGCTGACCTCCGGCGATAACATCGACGAGTTCAAGCTTATGAAGGGCATTGTTGGTAAGGCTATCAACGATGGCAATATCAACAAGACCGAAATCACGCTGGAAGCTGGCAAGCATGAGGACTTCGCCAAGACGCTTATCACCGATGCCAAGGCAAAGTACCTTCAGTTCCAGTTCCCCTCTACCTCGTACAACTGCTACCAGAAGATGGCCACGGCTGCTGGCGTCCAGAACGCCACCCCGCTGACCACGTGGACTACCCCCGACCGTATCAGTGTCATCATCCGCGCAGATGTGGCTGCATACACCGACGTCGAGGTTCTGGCTAAGGCATTCAACATGGACAAGACCACCTTCATGGGCCGTCAGGTCATTGTTGATAACTTCGGCGATACCGGCGACGCCGGCAAGACTCTGGCTGTCATCGCTGACAACACCTTCCTGCGCACCCACGACAACCGCTTCCAGATGGCCGAAGCACCGTACAACGCAGCTACGCTGAGTCGTACCTACTTCCTGCACCACTGGGAGACCATGGCATTCAGCCCCTTCGCCAACGCTCATGCGTTCATCGAGAAGGTTTAACTAAGTTACTCCCTTTTCTCTCCATACGATAACCGGGAAGGCGTTGCCTGAGTTCCCGGCGAGGGCGGGTCTGGGGCATGGAGGAAAAATATGTTTACACCAACCACGAATTTACGGCTGCTGAGTACGCCGCTGGAAAGTGACTACAGAAACACGTTGTGGTTTCCGAATGTCGCAGCTCAGACTAGCTACTTTCTCGGTAAAACCGTGAAAGCCTACGAAAATTTTAACTACATCAAGAAAGACAACACTATCACTGTTCCCGAAGAGATTGATAATCTCTACAACTGCAACTATATTATGTACCAGAACGCCAACTTTGGCAACAAGTGGTTCTATGCTTTCATAGACAGTATGGCATGGGCAAGCAATGGAAGCACTCGCTTGTACGTCAGCACTGATGCTATTCAGACTTGGTTCTTCGACATTACTTATTACCAGAGTTACGTTGACCGTTGCCATTCTGACACTGATGTCGCTGGTGATAACATTGTGCCTGAGGATTTCAGCGGAATTGCAAACGGTGGGTATTATCAGGTAGGTAGTCAAGACCTTAGACCTGACTGGGTAACGGTGTTTGCTACATCTGACTATACTGGCAAACCTCTTCCGCCTGTTGACCTCAACGGCCTAATCTCTGGTGCAGGAGCAGTTCGCAAAAAGTACGACAATGCTTCGCTTACGAGTCTGCTTAACAGTTATGTAAGTAACGGAACAGCAACGGCAGTTACCAAGATACAGCAATGGCCTGCGAACCATGACGCTACAATATCGTATGCAAAGCACCCCACTCACATTGATGCTAATGGACAAACCTACATTCCTACTAATAAAAAATTACTGTCTGGCGCGTTTCTGACTGCGTATGCTCAGATGTACGGTCAGGAAATTGAGTTTAACCCGGAATATATCAATGGCAGTAATATTCAGGGTAAACTGGTAGTGGACGACACGTCGGGCAGTGTTGGTTTCATTATCACTAACTACAGCAATGAAAACATAGCTTCTATGTCTATGGTAGCCGCAATCCCGGAAAGCCAGTGGGGCTATAATCAGTACAAAAATGATTATAATTTGCACAGTTCTTCAAACTCTATCTATGTCAAGAGACAAAAGACAGACAGGAACTTGGGTATTGTAACTAACGGCATAGACGCAGCCGCTTCTGCTATCGGTACTGTTAATTCTTTTGCTCAGGCACTTACTCCTGGTTCGGCAATTCTTGCAAACCTTGGCATTGGTTCTGACTCTTCCGCGAGAAGCACACTTGGCAATATTTCTTCTGGCTTATCTGGCATTAGCTCTACTATCAGTAGTGCTAAAGGTGCTTACTACGGACTCTCTGGTATCGACGAAATTACTCAAGACCTTACTGCCATTTCTGAAAACTATAACGCGCCAGCAGTAGGTGCTATTGCTCAAAGCAATATCTTTATCGCTGGACGCAAGACTGCTTTATCCTACGGATTCAAAACTCCACCTCTTGACATCGTGAAGCGGTTTGACAAGTATTTGACTGTTTATGGCTATAAGCAGTCCACTTACAGAACTATCAACCTTCACGCTAGAGCATCTTGGACATACATACGCACTGCCGGTTTGAACGCTGCTGGTAACTTCCCTGACGATGACATGAACACCATTAAACGTGCATTCGACAAGGGAATTTTCTTCTGGTCATATACGGCAAGCTTCGGTAACTTCGACCAAATCAACAATATTGTATAATGGAGGTGGTATAAATGGCAGAGTCAGCAGCCGCTACTCTTGAAGAACTTAAGCAAGCGGCTACAGCAAGCAACGCCGTTTACGCTACACTTAAAGTTCGTTATACTGGTGCTTGGTTCGATGACATTCAACAGATTGCAACAATGACTGGTGTTCAGCCTCAAACACTGCTTCAACTTAATCCATGGCTTACCTCTAACAACTTCGTTGCAAACAATCATGACTATATCACAATCAAATTGACTTCTGGCTCTCCTAAAACAGGCGGAACAAACACACAAAACAGCGTTACCGGATTCTATAGCACTAACGAATGGTATCACCCTCTGGGTGTTGGTACTTGGTATTGTACCACTGAATATAAACCAACTCACACTGGTATTGACTTAACTACAGGCTCTCCGGGAGCAATCGCAGGAAACCCTATTTATGCTGTTAAAGCTGGCACAGTTGTACAGAGCTACAAATCTGACTCATGGGGTTACACTGTTCTCATTAAACATGATGACACCGAAAAGGATGGAAACTGCTACTATACACGCTACGCTCACATGGAATCCTCTGGGCCGAGTGTCGGCAAGAAGGTTTCGCAAGGTGACACAATCGGTAAGGTTGGAAACACCGGAAAATCTACTGGTTATCATCTTCACTTTCAAATATACTGGACTTCCTCAACTAGAACAGACTATACTAGCTTCAATGGTTCTGCTACTTTCGGCGTAAACCCGAATAGCATTTCTGGATTCCCTGGTATACCTTACGTTGAAAACCATTACACCAAAGTCGAAATGACTAAGTCCGAGTTCATAAGCGACGAGGACATTAAAATCATCGAAGGTGCTGCCAAGGGTGACGGTACTGTAACGCAGCAAGAATTTGACACAACCGTAAACACTATCGCTGACCGCATCATTGCAGCCAAGAATATCGATGTCAAAAGCCAAATTGCTCAAGTCGTCAGAGACTTTGTTAAAGCACAACTTGACGGCATTAAAAGCAACGCTCTTGATAACGTAAAAGAGCTGCTAACTGGCGGAGACTTTGAAGCTACCTTCAACAAGTTCTGTCAGCAAGTCGTAGACAACGCTATATTCTACGTTGAATCTAAAATCAACGATGTCATTCAGTACGCAATAGATGCTGGACAGCAAGCCGCTGCACCTAAAATTGCAGAAGCAAAAACTAAACTCCGTGGTTGGGTTCTGGATGCAACTCGTGTTGACCCGGACAGCGAACTTGGAGCATCTGTTGGTGCTTTGCTTGATAACTATGTTGATGACATTGTCAATCAGGGTTGGGAAGCTGTACGAACAGCTATCACAACCGGAGATGTTAAAGGTGCTGCGCAAGGTTTTCTAGCTGGAACAAGAAACTCCACCATCAACTACATTTGCGAAATCGGCTCACACGGAATGGCAAATGCCATTAACTCTTACCTAAACTCTCACATTCAAAATCCTGAAACCGCACAATTTGCTGCTGACCTGAGTGTTGGTATTATCAATACTGTTGCTCAATCCGTCGGCTCTGTCATGAGAGGCGAGATTACTATAGGTCAGGCAGTCAAAAATGTTGTCGTCTCCGCTGTTTCGCTTGTCGTTAAAGCTGTCGTTAGCAAGTACATCGCACCTGTTGTTAGTCATTGGGTGGTCACTGGTATCGTCACCATCGCCTCTTCCATTGCTGGCGAGTCTATCGGTGCTACAATCGGTACTGCGATAGCTGGCCCTGTCGGAACAATAGTTGGTGGCCTTTTAGGCGGCTTTATAAGCTGGGGACTTGGAAAACTTTTTGGATAGTAGGTGATTCCTATGTATAACTACGATAACGAACTTGCAGAAAAACAGACAGAACGCTCCGCATACGCTGACTATTTCCATCGCCTTAAGAACCTTGCCGTCACGATGTTCAAATGGGAGAACCTTCCAAGTAGCGTCAACGAACGCTATTTAGAGTGGGCATTGTTCATCTACGGCAAAGCAGTATTTTTTGAACATCCTACGCGCGGCTTTATGTGCCTCAACGGTGTTCTGGAAGGACTGAACTTCTACAATGACCCTCTCCGCATTCGTCCTATCAGCCCTGTTGAGTCGTTCAGTTCTATCCCTGCTGATGAATGTGTACTCATTCGCAATACACCTGATATGTACCCCACCTTCCTCACGACTGTTAGATACGCAAAGTCTCTGTATGACATTGATGCTAGTATTGATGTCAATGTCGCAGCCCAGAAAACCCCGATTTTGATTCTCACCGACGTGAAGCAAAAGATGAGCGCACAGGCTATGTACCAGAAGTACACTGGTAACACCCCTGTCATCTACGGCATGAAAGGCACGTTCGACCCGAACAGTTTTCAGGTACTTCGCACTGATGCACCGTTTGTCGCTGGACAGTTGCAGGACATCAAGATTACCAAGTACAACGAATACCTCTCTTTCCTCGGTATCGGTATGAGTGACGAGAAGAGAGAACGTCGTATCACTGGTGAAATTGAACCGTTCCGTCAACAAGCCAATGCACTCGCCAACATCGGACTCAGTCAGCGCAAACACGCTTGCAAGCTCATCAACGACCTCTGGGGGTTGAACGTCGATGTTCGTCTTGCCACTGACCCGTACATGACCGAAGGTGCAAAGTACAGCAAGAACGCTTCCACCATTTCTTACGTTAAGTCTGAAAAGAGCGAGGATGACGGGGGTGATATGTAATGGCTGTTTACACTATCGAGCTTGACCGCCTTTTGCAGGCTGCCGACTTCGACATCGGTTTGTCCGATTACCCTGTGCCGTCGTTCTTGACTACGCCCGAAGAACAGAACGCTTGGCGTGAAGCTCTCAACAATAAGATTATCTCTCACTACCGGTTCAACGAAATCTGCTGCCTCCCTCCTGACCGTTTCAAAGTGTTGCTCAACAACACTATGAACGAGCAAATGCCTTACTACTGCAAACTGTACGAGGCAATGAACGAGGGGTGGAAATTCTACACCGGCTCTGAGTTGACCGAGGTCATCAAAGGTGATGCCACTATCAACCGCACTGGCACGGACAGAACCGACCACAGCGGCGATGATAAGACTACGACCAACGGCTCTAACAGCACATTGGGAAACACCTATGACCTCACTGTTGCATCTGACACCCCCGGTGCTTTGCTGAACATTGAATCGGCGGTTCAGAACAACACTTATGCGTCTGCTGCTACCAAGAACAAGGGCAATAGCTCTTCTTCTGGTACTAATACTAACACTGACAAAACCGAGTATAACAGCGCTGACACTACTACTCACAATACCACTGACAAGCACAATGACACCCGGAACAGAACGGTGAAGGGCTTGCAGGGCAAGAGCTACGCTGAACTGTTCAAGCAGTACGCCGAGTCCATCCGCAATCTGGACTTGGAAGTTATCAATTCTGTAAAAGATTGCTTCATGTCTATCTTCTAAGGAGGCATAAATATGGTGAACTTCATTCTTCCTGCTGACAGCAAGATTGCCATTGTCGAGGATACCAGCTATCTTCTGAACAATGCTCTTCACGTCAATGCCGTGTTCTCTGCATCTGGCGTCGTCGCCTCTGGCTCTGATGTCCTGCGCGTGAATCTCCCCAACGTGGGCGAACACGCAGAGCTGGGGTGGTTTGACACCGGTTCTGACCATTCGGCTACCGCTGCTGCAACCGTCAAGAACACCTTCTCTACTAAGGACGGTCTGCACAACATCACTATCCAGCTTGGTGCGGCCACTGCTGCTTCTAAGCTGTACCACATCGAGGGCTGGGTCACTCTGCCGTAACAAGAGGTGAGCAATATGGATAAGAACGAAGTCGGCAAGCTCAAGAGCTGGGTTGACATCACCATCGAGTTCCTTAAGTTGGTGAGCAAGTACCTTTCTGGCGCTGTGGCTGCGATTTTCCTTCCTCACCACAAAAAGTAAGGAGGTGTGACTTATGGCAGAGAACAACTATGAGTCTCTCACCCCTCTGCCGTTCTTGCCTATCATCGGTAAGTTCGACCTGACCACCTACGTGCCGGGGTCGAGTGACTATGAGATTATGGCCCGGGTCATCGAAACCTACAACAAGGCAGTCAGTCTGTTCAACCAGCTCTTGGCTGACTACGGTGACTTCGACCAGAAACTCAATCAGCTGGTTCTTGAATACGACGAAAAGCTGAACGCCTATAAGGTAGAGATTGACACCGAAATCGAGAACTTTGAGAGAAACACCAACACTACTATCAACAACTTCACCACTGACATCAATACTCGTGTTCAGGCTATCGAGGTTACTCTTGCACAGCTGAAAACTGAGGTTGACAAGCTCACTAACGGCGACTACATCGAAATCTACGTCAACGCACTGTCTGAGTGGATTGACAACAACTTGCAGCAGCTTGTTGCAAAGCTTGTCAAGTACGTCTGGTTCGCGCTGGACGACGAAGGCCGGTTCGTGGCCTACATCCCGGACAAGTGGGATTTCATCGACTTCGACACTATCACCGACCCGGACAATCCTGACTACGGTAAACTCGCACTTGAGTGGGAGACTGCTGTAGTTCAGTAACCGGTAAATGGACAGTCTCTGAAACAAGAGGCGGGTGGGTAAGGGGAATTAACAATAGGAGGTATTTTATATGGCTCTTAAAGTGTACATTGGCGCTCGCTACACCCCCAAGTTCGAGGGTGAGTGGAAAGCCAATAAAGAGTACGCGGCCCTGAGTGTTGTCTATTACAACAATAAGAGCTACGTCTCTCGCAAGACCGTTCCTACTGGCACGGCTGTCACCGAGACTGAGTTCTGGGTTGAAAGCGCTGACTGGAATGCTCAGGTTGAGCAGTACAATCAGAACGTCACCCAGTACAAGGCACAGGTTGACACCTACCAGAATAGCGTGGAAAACTACACCGAGCAGGTAAACCAGTTCTACGCTGACACGCTGCACAGCTACGAGACGCGTGACGAGATGATTGCTGATACCAACATCAAGCTGGGCGATACCCTGCTGACCTGTGGTAAGGATGCAATCGGAGACGGTGGCGGTTCGTTCTATCAGGTGGTCAATACCCAGTCTCAGAAAACTGTTGTTCTGGCAAACGGACTGTATGCTGAACCGTTCGAGTTCCAGCCCTACGACTACGCAGCGTTCGAACAGAAGGTTGACGAGTACAAGGCTGAAGTTGACCAGCAGCTGGACGAGGTCGAGCAGTACAGTCTGAGGAACTACGACACCACCAACAAAATGGTGGCCGACAGAAGCCTCATGACTGGCAACACGGTGCTTACCTCCGGCGAGAACAACGTCGGCGACGGGCAGGGTTCTTTCTGGAAGGTAGTTGAGCAGGCTGGCTCCGATACCACAGCTCTGGCAAACGGCAAGTATGCAAAGCCCTTCCAGCTCAATCCATACGAGGTGAGCAACCGCGTGACCGATAACCTGAACCCTGATTTCAGGACTGGCATTCCGCCCTGCGTGTGGTCTGGCACTATTCACGGCAACGGCATCAACATCGTGCTGGGAACTCTCCCTGCACACAAACAGGATGACGGCAGCTGGAAGGTTGACAGCACCATTTTCATCAACGCAAGCTTCGAGACTACCAGCGAGAGAAGCAGCTCTTTCAGCATCATCCACGGTGGCTACAACGGCCTTCCCGCCCTGACTTACCGCTTCAATGTCAGTGGCGCTAACAGTAGCAGCAACATCATCAAGAGTGAGCTGATTGCTGTACGCCTGACCTGCTCCTACAACGATAACAGCTATACGTCTGCAACCGGCGCGAACAGTATTGTGACAAGCTGGAACTCCACCGAAAGCAACATTGACTTCAATGCACCTGAAAAGGTGACTACCGTTGTCACTGCTACTGACAGTACCGGCGAGCTTATCAAGTGGACTGGTCTGCCTCGCACGAACAGCTTCTTCTACCCGATTACGGCTAAGAAGGATGGCTGCACTCTGAGTGCGCTGCGATTCATTGCTGGTGCGAACGTGACCGACCCGGACGACAGCCTGTGGACTATCAGTATCTCTAAGTACGGCAGTGCTGAGGTTCTGCATACGGCCAACTTCTACGCCGTGAACGGCAGCGAGGTTGAGTACAACGTGACAGTCGGCTTTGCTCTGGCTAAAGGTCAGACCTATAAGCTGACGTTCAGCGGGCCTGAAAGTGCTAAGATGAACTTCTCCACCGTGTCTGCTGACCAGATTAAGGAGAACCCTGATATTGATGTCAAGACTGCTCCTGGATACTGGCAGGACAACAACACCGTGGTGATGGCCGCTGAGGTTACACTGAACGACGCCATTGTGCCGACGGTAAGTGGTTACTATACCACCAGTAAGAATATTACTGACTGGCCGAGTAGCGGAACTGCCAGCAACTTCCCATCACTCGGCTTTAAGGCGAACAACGACTGCACTCTCAAGAAAATTGATATGCAGCTTCATTCTGAAGCAACTCATAACAAGGGCAATGCATATTTCACTATTGAACGCTATACTGGCAGTTCCAGCGCAGAAATTTACCGCTCCTCTACTACTGCTTACACAGAAGGCCAGAATATCACCTTCGACACCAGCACATACGACATCAACGTAAAGCTCACAGCCGGTGAATACTATGAGTTCAATATCAATACCTCCACCGATGTTATCTGGTATCAATTTACTAGCGCATCCGAGTATGGCTCTCTTGTCACTGGTAATGATATTCAGGGAGTAACTGAGGAGCCTGGCAGTGCCTACACTCTGGTGCCTCTGGTCGCAAGAGTAGAGACGGACAGCATTCAGCCGACTCCGGGCGGCACTATTACCCTGTATGGAGACTCGAAGAACACTACCAAGTGGAGCAGAGTTAATATTAGGCTCGAACAGTATACCAGTAGCCTGTACGCTACATTCAAGCTCAAGCAGCCGGTGAAGAATCTGAAGGTCGAGTTCAGCGACTACGTTACTGCCAATAGCGTAGCTAACACAAAATTCAGCTTTACTCTGTTTGAAGTTTTCTCAACTGGCGGCGGTTCCAGTTTTGTATCCACCACTAAAACTGTAAAGGCCAATACTAGCGCAACACTCGACATTGCACTTGAGTGGCATAATTTGCCAGCTAGTGGTAATAACTACTATGCCGTTATCGTTGAATCCAACAATATCGCATATACCAGCATTCCTAATAGCAGTGGCTCTACCACTAACAATAATTACATTGATGCCAACGAACACGGCATCAATAAAAACACCTATGCCGGCCTTATGAAATACAATATTACTCTCTAATTATAAAATACACTGCTATATATTTTTACAGTAACGACCCGCTTCGGCGGGTCTTTCTTGTTGCATATAGTTATAACAAACTAAACACACTAATAGTATTACAACGTAGAACAACAGTGCGTGAGTGTTGCGAACTCCGACGAGCGAGCGAAGCGAGCGAGCGTGTAACTAGGCACTGGACTATGTAGTAGCACCGGCCTCGGTACTCGCCAAAAGAGTTAGTTGCTCTTAA